TCCTGTAAAATACGGCGATGCTACACGCATGGTTAGTAGTATTATCAAAGATAACAGTGAGAACAAGATTACTCCAACTCCTATGATCAGTTGTTATATCAACGCTATGGAGTATATGCCAGAACGTCGACAAGATCCTACATTTGTAGACAAGCGTCACATTCGTATGAGAAAGTTTGACGAGAACACTGGAGAGTATACCACACAACAGGGTAATGCATTTACTGTTGAAAGATTGATGCCTGTGCCATATAACTTGACATTAAATGTGGACATATGGACCAGCAACACTACACAGAAATTACAGTTGTTAGAACAAATTTTAGTTTTGTTTAACCCTACTTTTGAAATACAGAGCACCGACAATTATCTAGACTGGGGAAGCCTCAGTTATATTGAACTAACTGGAACATCTTGGAGTAGTAGATCAGTTCCAGTAGGTCCTGATGATCAGATTGATATTGCTACTTTAACATTTAATGTTCCAATTTGGATTTCACCGCCTGCTAAGGTAAAGAAACTGGGTGTTGTTAATAAAATTATTGCCAGCATTTATGATGAAAGTGGAGACCTTGATGACCGTGCAATTGACAACAATTTGTTAATGGGCACTAGACTAAAATTTACTCCTATGAACTACGGAATACTATTACTGGGCAACACATTGACAATTTTGGAACGTCAAGAATCAGTAACCAATAAAATAGACCCAACAAGTATTGAGAACGACCCACCAGTTAAAATTGGTGTTGACGATGTTACGTGGAGAGCAGTGATTAACCAATATGGAGAGTTACAAGCTGGCATAAGTCAGGTTAGGATTGACTTTGGAACAGGCGAGATTGTAGGTACTGTAGCCCACCACCCAACAGACGATACAAAACTCCTGTTTACTGTTGATACTGATACTATACCCACAAACGATTTAGATCCTGTTTTAAAGGTTATTAACCCCCTGAAGGTAGGACCAGATGCAGGGCTTGCTACTGCCGCAGTTGGACAGAGATACTTAATTCTTAGAGGAATTGGTGCTGATGGTAACACAGATGGTCCAAATGCTTGGAAAGACACTACTGGTAATGATTTTACTGCTGGCGCAAATGACATCATTGAGTATGATGGAATAAGATGGAATGTATCATTTGATAGTAGCACAGACACAGGCATTCATTATACAACTAACACCAACACTGGAATACAATACAAGTGGACTGGGGAGGCTTGGGTTAAGAGTTACGAGGGTGAATACAAGGCCGGAGAATGGCAATTAGTAATTTAAAACAGAGTGCTGGTGCTGTTTTTTTCGCCAAGTCTACACAGAGATTTTTATTCTTATTAAGGGATGATACCAGTTTTAAAAACACCTGGGCGTTTGTTGGTGGAAAAATAGACGCTGGTGAAAGAACAATAGACGGTCTATACAGAGAGATATCTGAAGAAATTGGATCAGTACCTGATATAGAAAAACTAATACCCATTGACCAATTTACTAACACTAAAAAAGGCTTTGAATATCACACCTTTATTGCTGTTGTTGAGGATGAATTTATACCCGAATTAAATCAGGAACACAAAGGCTATGCTTGGACTAAGTTGCAAGGATGGCCTGAGCCATTGCATCCTGGTGTTTTCTCCACAGTAAAAACACAAGAAATTGCTGATAAGATCGCTACAGTAGTAGCTTTATTTCGCAGTAGCACCTAGTTGGGCCAGTGATACATATTCACCATAGCCAATCTGATTATAGTTCTTAAGCCATTTCCAATTCTCTGGGATTTCTAATCCCTTGTGTTGAACAACCCTAAAAAAGTTAACATCGTCGTACACTGTCATAATTTCAGTTAATTGATTTTCTATTTTAGAGTTCAGTGTTGTTACACTTTCTGGCAAAGGCCCGTATGCATTAGTAGATTTTGGATATATATGTGTATCGTTTACTTCATAAAAATCAAATCCCAGCATATAGACATCAGTGTGTCCATCAGCACATGCTAGGTTAAGAGCCAGTGGGCCTGCAAAGAATCCACTGGGAATTTGTGGGTAAAGATGAAACATTCCAGGATACCTGGAAATGTTTTTTGGGTTACTGTAAACGATGTTTTCTTCACAATAATCAGTTTTTTCTAAGTTACGACACAGGTCTACATGCATGCATATCAAAAAGGTAGGATCGAATTCTGTATAAAGAGAATTGCATCCATAACTTTGTCCTACACTTTCTGCTCCGTTGGCACCGCCGTGCTGCCCATGCAGCAATTTTAAATCAAACTTTTCTCTGCTTCGGCCATTACCAATAACATGCGCTACGCCAATGTCCGACTCATCTTGAACAATTGTTTTAGGTACCCAGATTTGATTATTTGATTTTTTACCCTGTTTCCAACTAATATTTTCTGAAAGCATTTCGCCTTCATAGTCTCGGGTATAAAACTTAGATATCATTACTTGGCGCCGATGACTACTTCAATTACTTCAATTCCACGACTGTCTTTGTCTTCAAGACTCTTTCCAATAATAGATCCGGCTGGCGGGCTACTTTCTTCACGCCATGCCTCAGCTACACCAGGCTCAGTACTAGTAATCATTGCATCACCTTTGCGTACAAATCCAGAAACTTTAGTAGGAACACGCCCCAATAACCCAATAGCAGGGTTCATTTCGTCAGTCTGATCTTCTTGTCTGTGTGGACTATTCATAATAAGATATGGTTCTGTAGAAACTACTCCAAGTACTCGTCTATCCATCTTCTGAGTTGATTGCGTAATTTCATTTTCGCCACCAATAATAACCACTGTTCCTGGTTCATAAACTGCATCAGCATGATATCTTTCTGCAACGTCAGCATATTTTGACGAACGGGATGTTACTTCAAATCCACCTGCGGTACTTCCATCATGAACTCTAAGTGTATCTAATGTTGTATCTACACTTACTTCTCCTACAGCGCCCGTAAATGCATTATTTTGGGTAGTTGTTCCTCTTCTAAATTGTAATGTTGTTGGCATTGTCTTTCCTTATTATGTAAATACACCTAAGTCTAGTGTTATTGTTGAGCCTAATGGTTCCATCATTGAGTATACTTCACCTAAACTTACACCAAAAGCATCACTGCCTGCTGCCTCAAAAGGTGTTTCGACACTTCCTGTTTGATCTTGTTGTTTTGCTAAGTCAAAGTCACCGTCAGCACCTGGCGTTGTTGTAAATGTGCTAGATGTAAATCCACCACTTGCTCCGCCACCTGAACTTGCGTTTGCCTCAAAGTATGCTTTAGTTACTACGTCTTGCGCTTCAGAAGGGTCTCCTACATTGGTAACTCGATTAGATCCCATTGCAATAGCACCTGACATAGTGCCGCCAGTTAGAGCAAGTTTACCATCTATCTGTGTTTGAATATTACTGGTTACACCATCTACATAGTTAAGTTCTGCAGCACTTGCTGTTACTAGTGTGCCACCTAGTGTTAGCGAGCCAATGCTTAATGCACCTGCTGTTACAGTTAAGTCTCCAGTACTATCACCAGTTGCAGTGGTTGTACCAAGTACAAATACATCAGCACTTTCATCCCAGATGATTGCGGCATTATTGCCTGTTGATCCTCTTTCAAATATGAAACCTAAATCGTTTGTGTTACTAGTAGCACCATTGTTAAGTTCTATTAGACTATCACTGATTCTACTATTTGTAGTGCTAATGGTTGTGGTTGTGCCGTTAACAGTAAGATTTCCTGTTACAGTTGTGTCACCGGCTACTGTAAGATCATATCCATACCGTAGTTCACCAGTGTCTCTATCTATTACAAAAGTATCATCATACCAAGCACCACCAGTTCTTCTAGTAATATAGAAATCACTACTGTTGTCCATACCAAAGGCTAGACGTTGATCCTCGTTCACTGCAAAAGTTACAGTGGTGTGTGTAGCAGTACTTGGGTTTAGGTATATGTCTGCTTGCGATCCGTCGATTCTTAGAGCGCCTACACCATCATTAAGACTATTAGCAGTAAGTCGTAATGGAGGCACAGTAGTCTGACTTGATGTCAAACTTAATCTGTCCATATCAATAGTACCACCAACAAACAAGTTCTCAGCAATGGCTACACCACCATCCACTATCAATGCACCTGTGGTTGTACTTGTACTTCCTGTGGTATCATTAAAGTTAACAGCACCTGATACTGTTAAAGTACCAGTGTTGTTGATATTTCCTGCTTGAAGGCCTGCATAACTTGCAATAGTTACATTGCCGCTAGTGCTGCCAGTTTCTGTGGTGTTCACTAGTGCAAACTGATCTGCACTCTCATCATAGATAATAGCAACATTGGTGTCATCACCGCGTTCGATAACAAATCCTGCATCTTTATCTGCATTTCCTGTTTCGGCACTATTAAGTCTAATCAGTGGATCTGATATATTAGTTACATCAAAATTTATTTGGCTTGCTTTAGGTCTAGTGAATGCCATAATTGATTTCCTGATTCATTTAATAATATTTATACAAAAAAATAGGGAAGCATAAAGCCCCCCTATTCCTTGTAGCATTTGTAACGATAACTTACATCATCATTACGAGTACTTCGATAACACCTTCTCCGCCTTCGTTGGCTTCGATTGCTTTACCAATAACAGTACCAAGTGCTGGGTTTGCCTCTGCGCGAGCCATACCGTTTCCTGCAGATACCATCAAGTCGCCTGCGGCAACTGGACCAGTAACTTTTGTAGGAACACGACCTGCTAGTGCAAGTGCAACACCATCTTGTGCGCTGTTCATCAAGTAAGCTGGATCTGTTGAAACAACACCTGCAACTGAACGACAAGCGTCCATGTCACATGCGCCAACTTTACCTTCACCTACAAAGTGAACAACAGTACCAACTTCAACTTCCTCATCGGAAGCGTACATTTCCGCCAAGTCAGCGTATTGTGCTGAAGTAGCTGTACCTTGGAAAGTTTTTCCTGCGTCTAGGATGATACCTGTTGATTCGATTCTGGCAATCTGTGAACCAGCAATATCGAAACGGATAATATCTTCGTCTGAACTTTCTTCAACTTGGATCTTTGTATCACCGTCTGCGTCTGACAATCCAGTAATTGTTGAAGCTGTAGTAAACTTACGAACTTCAATCAAGTCACCTGTTGCAGGAGCAGTAGTAAATGTTAATGTTGTACCACTAACACCGTATACTTCTGTTGGCTGCTGTACAACACCGTTTAGCATGACAAGCACGCCTGCTGTTGTATAGCTATCGCTACCTGATAAAGTAGCTAATGTAAACGCAACTGTTGAATCATCACCACTAAATGTCTGTGATGTAGCAACAGTGTAATCAACACTAACAGTTGTCCAACCTGAGTTGTTGTAAAACTCGAGGTCGTTAATTGCTGTGTTGAAACGGAACATACCAGTTTCACCAGTAAGTGCGTTACGTGCGGTTGTATCACCGTGTGGTATTAACATTGCTCCAGTTGAATTAACCTGGAATGCTGAATCACCACTCGCAGCACCACCAACAGCAACAGTGTCGCTGCCAGCATCTACAACAAATAGTGCGGTGTTTGTATCACCTTCAACAACAAAGTCAACATCAGCACCTGCTTCGTTAACACGGATTGCACTTGATGCTGCACCGTCGATAGCAAGGATACCAGTTCCGTTAGTGATAGATGTGTTTGTACCATCGTGTCCGATAGTAAAGTCACCGCCAGCACCAATTTCTAGTGTTTTGTTGTCTGCTGCAATAGCAATATCTTCAACAGTAGCAACTCTACCAGCTGTACTAACTGTAAACTTTGCAGTTGCAACATCAATACCACCATCTAGTGAAGCAAGTCCACTTGAAGTAATAGCAACGTTAACAATATTACCGTCTGTATCAACAGTAAAGTCATCATTGGTGTTAATTCCACCATCTAGACTTGCAAGTCCGTCAACTGTAGCTGCACCGTCAATATTGACAACACCAGCAACAGTAGCACTGAATACAGTAGCATCAGCACCACCAACAGTAAATGTAGTACCGTCGAATGTTAAGTCTGCTGAGCCAGTAAGTTCACCACTTGTGTTGTTAACTAGTTGGTTACTTGTAAGTCCAGTAGATGTTACTGTAGCACCTTCAAGGTCACCACTTGCAACTACGTTTCTTAGACCAGATGCAACGTCTGCGTTAGCATCAAGAACCAATGCCTTGTTTGCTGCGCCAGCACCGTTTGTAATACCGTCGAGCTTTTCAAGATCTGTTTCATCCATATCAGCTGAACCGATAATAAATGACCCAGTTGCTGTAACATTACGGAAACCAGTTACGTCTTTGTTTACATCAACTACAACTGCTTTACTTGCAGCAACTGTACCAGCGGTTACACCGTCAATTGTTTCAAGTTCTGCTTCGCTAATGTCAGCACTACCAATAACAAATGATCCACCAGTGATAGCACCAGTTGCTGTAACATCACGGAAACCAGTTACGTCTTTGTTTGCATCAACAACAACTGCTTTACTAGCTGCAACTGTTCCAGCAGTTACGCCGTCAATTGTCTCTAGTTCTGCTTCGCTGATGTCAGCACTACCAATAACAAAACTACCACCAGTGATAGCACCAGTTGCTGTTAAGTTACGGAAACTACTAACGTCTTTGTTTGAGTCAACTGTAACTGCTTTACTAGCTGCAACAGTACCTGCTGTAAGACCATCAATAAGTTCTAGATCTGCTTCGCTCATAGAAGCTGAACCAATGATTAACGAACCATCTAGCGTTATACTACCAATTGTGCCAATATTTCTGCTACTGTCAAGTACAACTGCTTTACTAGCTGCCGCTGTGCCTGCTGTGATGTCTTCGATTTGCTCTAGATCAACTTCAACAATACTTGCATTGCCAACTGTAAGGCCAGTTGCTGTAATAACACCAGCATTAATTGCTGCTGCTGTACCACTGAACACTTCACTACTGTTTGTTGCATCTGCAATAAATGTAAACGCCGAAACGCTATCATCATAACCAAAGAAGCCAGTCTTTGCACCACTGTTGTTGTATTTAAATTCAATACCACGGTCTTTGTTGTCATCTGCATCTGATGAACCCAAAGTTAGGATTGGATCAGCAATTGTAGTAACAGTTGAGTTAACTGTTGTTGTAGTACCGCTAACTGTTAAGTTACCAGCAATAGTAACATCGTCTGGTAAACCAATTGTAATAACCGGAGAACCGCTTGATCCACTAACTGCAACAGTTGTTTCACCTGATGTAGCAGTAAAGGTTGTTGTATCACCACTACCGTATGCTACTGATGTTGTTCCGTCTGTAACTGCACCGTCTGCTGCAACCTGTGCATCAACATATGCTTTAGTTGCTGCGTCTTGTGCACCACTTGGATCTGCAACACCTTGTAGTCTGTTTGCACCAACATTAATTGTTTGTGAACCTGCAACAGTGAAACCACCGTCAAAGTCTGCACTTGGAGTAAATGTTGCTGTACCTGTAATTGCAATTGCATCACCAGCAGCATCACCTAATGTTACTGCACCGTTAAGTGTAGTAGCACCGATAACGTCAAGGTCGATACCAACCCAAAGGTCTTTAGCAATACCAACACCACCGTCTACAATCAATGCACCAGTTGTGGCACTTGTTGCTTCTGTGACGTTGTTTAAGTTAACAATACCACTTGTATCAAGATTAACTGCACTAGTATGACCGTCGCCATCAACAGTAAAGTCGTCATTTACGTTAATTCCGCCGTCTAGTGAAGCAAGTCCATCAACAGTCATTGCGCCAGAAGCAACAACAACACCAGCAACTGTAGCACTGAATATTGTAGAGTCACTGCCGCCAACAGTAAATGTAGTACCGTCGAATGTAAGTTCTGCTGAACCATCAAGTTCACCACTTGTGTTATTAACAATCTGGTTACTTGTAAGTCCAGTAGCTGTTAATGTAGCACCTTCGACATCACCAGCAGCAACAACGTTGCGGAAATCACCAATGTCTTTGTTTGCGTCAACTACAACTGCTTTACTTGCAGCAACTGTACCAGCAGTAAGACCATCGATTTGTTCTAGATCTGCTTCGCTGATGTCAGCACTACCAATAACAAAACTACCACCGGTGATAGCACCAGTTGCTGTTAAGTTACGGAAACTGCTAATGTCTTTGTTTGCGTCAACTACAACTGCTAGACTACCTGTAACTGTACCTGCTGTAACAGCGTCAAGTACGTTGATTTCTGCAGGTGTTGCTGTAATATCAGTACCACCAACTTGTAGTTTAGTTGCATTAACTTCACCACCTGAACCATAGATAACTGCGATACTGTTTACAATAGTACCAGCTGCCGCTGTGTCAAGTAGGTTAATCTCTGCAGGTGTTGATGTAATATCAGTACCACCAACTTGTAGTTTAGTTGCATTAACTTCACCACCTGAACCATAGATAACTGCTTTGCTGTTTACAATTGTACCAGCGGTTGAGCCATCAACTAAGTTAAGTTCTGCGGCTGTGCTTGATACTGTTGTTGTGCCATCGTTTAATGATCCATAAACAATTGCGCCAGCTTGTAAGCCAGCATAACTGTCAATACCTACGTTGCCTGATGTGTCACCAATATCTGATCCGACGTTAGCAAGAACAAACTGGTCAGCACTTTCGTCCCAGAGCAGGGCTTGGTTATCGTCATTACCGCGGTTAATTAAGATTCCAGCATCCGCTGTTGCAGATCCGGTTGCCTCTGCTGCAAGTGCAAGAATAGCATCTTCAATTCTTGTGTTTGCTGTACTAACAGTTGTAGTAGTTCCACTAACTGTTAGGTTTCCAGTTACTGCAAAATCACTTCCGTAAGTGATATTGGCTGCAAGTTTACCAGCGGTGATTGCAGCATCTGCAATCTTAGCGGTGGTAATGTTTGCATCAGTAATCTGATTCGTTTTAATTCGTGTTATTGCCATCTTTGTTCATCCTCCAGATGTTAGTTATGTAATTACTAACATATTTATGAAGATATGGGCAATTTATTATAACCCAGCAGAATACGACCCAAGAAAGTTTTTCTAAAAAACATTATTCAAAGGGGATTAAAAGGGGGGGGTTGCCAAAGATTGTTGCTACACGGTTATTTATACAAAAATAAATATTTTGTATTACCAGGTGTCACCCGACCATGCAACACGCTTCCAGATGTTACTAGAACTGTCATAGCTCGCTGTGCAATAATAAATGTATGATGAGTCAAATGCTACCATGCCTGCTTGGTCGCCCGATACGCCCACGCTAGTGCCTGGTACAGAGCCAATAAGACTTAGTCTGCCACTTAGTGATTGAATAAAGAGATCATTTGTTGCATACATAGTCAATGTAGCATCACCAATAATGTTATTAGTTCTCAGTACACGAACATTGGGAACAATATCAACCAGTCCAGTTCCACTTGCTAACAATACTAGATCATCATTACTACGAGTTGATGTGATGTTATTATCAATGATACGAATACCATCTGTGTCAACACTGCCAACTGTAATACCATTGATTGTTGTTGCACCAGCTGTGGTCACACTTGCCAGGTCTTGATTAGCAGCACCGTTAATAGTTAATACATCGCCTGTGATAGATGTAGTAACATTAGTGCCGCCTGCAATTTTAAAAGTTTCATTCTTATTAATAACATTTAATGTTGATGTGTCATCTACTACTCGTAACGAAAATTGAGATGCATCAACGTATGCTTTGGTTGTTGCGTCTGAACTACTTACTGGTGCAGCTAAGTTTGTAATTATATTACCACTGGCATTAATGCCAGCAGCACCTGCAAGATAAAGTTCTCCAGCAGTTGTTTGTACTGTAGCGCCGTCGATACTTAAATTATCTACTACCAATGAGGTGAATTTACCAGTTGACGGTAGTGTAGCACCAATAGTTGCTGAGTCGATAGTTCCACCATTGATATCAGCAGTTGTAAATGTGCTTGTTCCAACAGAAGTAATATCGCCAGTAACATCGCCAGTTAAGTTTGCCGTAACTGTAGTAGCATAAACATTGGACCATACTTTGCTAGCACTACCAACATTATAGGTTGCTGTTGTATCTGGTATCAAATTACCAGTTAAGTCTGCTACAATATTGATACTGTCTGTATCAGAATCACCAATGGTGATGTTGCCACCAATGGTGACATTACCTGATACATCAATGTCTGTTCCGTAAAATGTAGCCCAGCGTAAACTGGCACTACCAAGATTGTTTGTAGCATCAACACTGGGTACCAGACTTGAATCAAATCTGCCTGTTACAGTTACAGTGTCTGCGCTTGAGTCACCTAGATCTACATTACCTGTTGCATTTAATAGCCCAGCAACATTTACATTATTTGAAAATGTGGCAATACCAGATGCGTTGATTACACCAAGTGTTGATATGCCAGTAACACCAAGTGTTCCGCTAGCAGTTACATCAGTAGCATTTGCCGCTGCCAGTGTACTAATGCCAGTAACACCAAGTGTACTTGATAATGTTGTAGCACCAGTAACACCAAGTGTACCTGTTACTGTTGTATTTCCATTTAACTGAATAGCCCCTGTGCCATTGGGATCAATGATAAGATTACTATCAGAAGTATCAGTAGAAATAGTCGAACCACTAATACTAATATTACTTAGACTGGCTCCTCCGATTTCATTGTAGATCTCAGTAAAATTTTCGTTTACTTTTGTAAATGCTGCTCTAAGTAAATCACCAGTACCATCGTCCTGATTAGTACCAATGTTAATTGTTTGTTTAGCCATTGGGTACTATTCCTTAACTTACAGCAAATGCTGGTATTACATATTCTACGCCACTTACACGGATTTTTACGTAAACAGTTGGAGCAGCAGGAACGTTTGATGCTCCGCCTGCACTTCCTACAGTAGTTTGTGTAGGAACAGCAAAGTTTACAGTTCCTGTTCCGCTTGGGTCTAAGTCAATGTTCTCATTTGAATTTATTGTACTAATTCTATTATCGTTAAACGATAACTGACTGCCTACTGTAAGAGTAGTTCCATCAAACGTAAGGTTAGCACTATCTTCAAGTAATCCAGCTGTTCCACCAAAGACAACACGATTGTCAGTTATGTCACTTGCAACTATACTAGCTGCGGTTAGTGTTGAACCATCAAATGTTAAGTTAGCATTGTCAACTAACGCACCAGCTGTGCTTGCATACGTAATCCTACCACTGGTCAAGTCGGATACTTTTGCGCTACCGGCAACTAAGTCTGTTCCATCAAACGTAAGGCTACTACTAAACTGTATATCGCCGTCAGCATCAACATACGCTACTGCATTGTCTACATGGTCAGTAAATCTTAGTTCTGATGCTGTAGCAACTACAACTCTGCCTGTGCCGTTTGGATCAAGAATAATATCACCGCTTGAGTCCTCACTAATAATACTGTTACCACTGAGAGCAAGGTTATTACCTGGTCCAGCGCCTGATACAGTGTACAGCTCTGAAAAGTTGTCATTGATCTTATCAAAGGCGGTGCGAAGTGGATCACCTGATCCGTCGTTTGCCGCGGCGCCGATGTTAATTGATTGTTGTGCCATTAAATGGGTCTCCGTAATTGTTTCGTATATTTATACTTGGTTAACTAAGCCGCTTGCTAAATAGAAATATGCTAGTTGATAGTTATTACAAAGAAAACCTTCATGTTAGAAAAAGGCATGGACGTAATGAAAAGGTAAAAACTCGTCAGAAACAATATATATTGGAATGTGACGGGTGTGGTGCTCGTTACGAAAAAACTAGCAAACATTTTAAAAACACATCAGTGCATGCTTGTTCAAATTGTAATTCTTATAAAATAGCTCAACAAGCAAGTGTTAAACAACGAAGGATTAATCAATATGTGGATCAATTTGATGCGAGTAGCGGTCGTGCTATCGGTAGTTTTAGG